TTTGCGGCTATAGCTCACGACAATCTTCCAAGACTAGCTGCTCATGAAAAGCTATGGAAAGGTGTTTCATCAGTTCCCGTAAACGCATGGCAAGGCATACATAAAGGTCACTTAAGCAGAGATATGGGACTAATAGCTGATGAACTTAGAGGGAGGAACGCACAATTACTAAGTATTGAAGAAGGTTTTGACCCTAACTATGTCCCATCGCCAAAAGATTTAGAAGACTACGACAGACTAAAAAAGATAAACGAAACAATACAGAATTATGACGCAGATGGTGTTGGGATTATAGAAGGCACAGGTTATTTCTTTGGTCAATATGGTTCTTCAATTCCTCCTGCTGCGTTACATGGGCTTACAACATGGGGAATAAAAACTGCGGCTGGTACAGGTATAGGTGCTTTAAGCCCTGATCCATTTACAACAGTAGGTGGTGGAGCTATCGGTAATGTTGTAGGTTTCTTTACTGGTTGGGGTGCTTTCCGAAATAAATTAACCCTCGATACATGGGCGATAGAAGGTGGTCATTCATGGCTAGAGGCAAGGAAGGCAGGGATGACGATGCTAGAGGCAGATATAGCGTCAAATGCTGTTGGTGTTGCTAATGCTGCTATAGAGAGAGTTGGACTAAATGTACTCGCAGGCCCATATGCCAGAACATTAGGTGCATTAAAAGGATTAAAAGGGCCACTTGCACGTTCTGGTTTGGCAAACGCACCTCTTGTGCAAGCGATGAAGAAAAGAATATTTAGGCAAGTCACCAAGAATGCGCTTAGTCCATCAGGGAAAAAACTTACATGGAATGGAATAACACGGCAATTTGCTATGGACTGGGCCACGGTTGGAGGCACAGAAGTAATGCAAGAAATTGCACAAGAAATGGTAGCAATTACAGGTATTAACTTAACTGCTGAGTTGAGTCAAACAGACATAGAAACGATAAGTTTTGAAGAAGGAGCAGACAGAATATGGTCAACAGCTAAAGAAACAGCGAAAGGCATGATTCTGTTTGGCTTGATTGGCCCAGGTATTACTTATAGTTCTAATTTGAGCAAAGCACAAAAGGCTAGAGATACTACCGCAGTCTTAGAGAAAATAGTGGAGCTAAATAAAGACGATGTAACGGCAAAAAGGAATATAGATCAGAGTAAAGATTATCAACAGAACTTAGCTGATCAAGCAGGTATTAGTGATTTTTATTTTAATGCGGAAGTTTTCCAACAGCAGTTAGATAAGCATGCTATTACAGAACAACAATTAGAGTTATTTTCTCCAGAACTTGTTCAACAATTAAAGGATGCAAAAAAAGAAGGTTCGGTAGGTAAATTAGTAAAAATCCCAACAGGTAAATATTTAGCAGAAATTGGTGGAACAGAACTAGGCAATTCATTGTTCCCACATTTGAAACCAGGCGAGAATGAATATAGCCAAACAGAAATGGTTCAATTCTATAAGGATCAACCAGAGCTGTTAGCAGCAGTTAAAGCAGAGGT